TCTCCATGCATCATATTAAGTGCGGCTTTATCTAAATTACTTCCTGAGTCTCCTCTTGGTCCCATACTAATTAGGTCATAGTCAGCACTACTTATTCTAAAATGGCCAGCATCTTTTTTGATGTGTAATGTTTTAGCAGGTGAACCTGTACCTATACCTACGTTACCAGATTCTTCAACGGTCACTAAACGTGTAGCAGACCCTACTGTGGTATTGTTTGTGAATATAGCAAATTCTTCATCGGTATTGTTATTATTAGAATCTATCATCACGTATGCAGAGTTAGGTGTTCCTATAAATAAATCCGTGTTATCTTCCCAGAACCCAGTATCAGACCTACCTCTAAACATAAATCCGTTTTTCTCAGATGTAGTCTTACTAATGTTCACAGTTCCGTCCACATCTAAATCAGTTCCATCATAAGTTAAATTGGTAGTGCCTTCAATAGTGTTAGCACCAGTCCATACAGCTAGTTGGTCATCTACAGGTGTTCCTGTTTTGGAAACGTCACCACCTCCAGCTGCCGCAACAGCAGCAGTTACGAACGCTGTCGTTGCTATACGTGTTGAATTGTTACCTGCTGTTTGTGTATTTGTTACTGAGTTGTTTCCTAATGTAGCTACTCCTGTAGTTGATAGTGTGCCTGTTATCTCTGTGTTTAATAAGTATACACTACCTGATGCAGTTCTAAAACCTTTAGTTTTAGTTCCATTTTTCATAGTAAATATCTCATACTCAGCACCTTCATCACCAGCTGTTACATTTGTCGATTGTGTTGCTATTTCTACAAAAGTAGTTTTAGTGCCTGCACTATTGTTGGCTGCGTATCTTGTATATCCTATTAAATCGAATATAGATGGACTTGCAGAATTCTTATAAAATTCTAACATTGTAGGATAACCATCAGCATTAATATTTATCAAAGAAAGTTTAGGATGACCTGTATGTGGTGAAGATGAAGCAATGTTGTTAGTTAGTGATAAAACTCCATTAGCGTTATCCCATGTAAATGTATTTGTTCCAGTTAAAGCCGTGGAGGCTGTAAAATAAGGTACATATGTAGCTGTACCAGCTATTGACCCTTTAGCAAACGCACTAGTATCAACACTAAATGCTGGGAAACCTGTTGTACCTGAAAAATCTATTTCGTCGTTTCCTGCATCATAAGTACCTCCGGTTACATAATAATTAGAAGAGGTGTTGTCAGCCCATACTAATTGACCTCCTGTACTTCTAGCCATAACTTGGCCATTACTACCGTCCCCTGTTGGTAAAGATATTATGTAAGAATTGTTGGCTCCCATATCTGTAGGACCTTTTAGTTGAACATAATTGTTGCCGTTTGCAGATGCTTCATGAAAATGTACTCTACCACTATTAGAACCACTCAACCATATTTGATTACCAAAGGCAGTAAGTGCATTAGATAATACTGTACTTGAATCACTTAGTGTAGCTGTAAGTTTTTGTGTACTAGGAGCATAAGCTAAACCTGTAATATAAGTATTACCTCCTGAGAATGCCGCCCAAGACATTTGACCTGCATCAGTAGATACTAAAGCATAACCACTACTGCTAGGATAAGTTGTTGGTAATATATAATCTTGAGTCTCTGAGAATGACGTAGGAGCACGTAATGAAACTGTATTACCACCTCCTGCTTCCCTAAAGTTTATTTTTCCTGAATTTGTACCGCTAAGTATTAATTCTTCTCCAAAAGTTTGAGCACTAGTACCATTGATAGTACCTCCTCCACTATTTGTAGCTACATAACGATAATTTGCATTGTCCCAAGTTAAAGCTGTAATACCGCCACCAGAAGCTTCACTCTCTATCTTGCGATTGTTAGCATTCATTGCTAAACTTTTCAGTAACCTATTATATTGGGACATATTAATAATTGTTGAGGGGATTTGCTAATGCAGGTTCCCCTCGGACCTAGTAGTTATAATTAATCAATTAACTTTAACTTACTATGATTTGACCAGCTTCTGGGCGTACGATTTTTAGACCGTATCTCATAGACATGTAAGAACCAACAATTCCGAATCCCGGATTTGCTTCTTCTACAGTCAATGGTCTTCTCTCTACGTAAGCCATTGGCTTAACGGAAAGGTCAAAGATACCCATTCGTCCACTTGGAACCCATGCATTAACAACAACTGTTAAACCGTAGATTTGTCCTACGATTCCACCTGTTGATAATAATGAACCAAACGGATTGCTTCCTGCGTCGGTAGGCATAACATTTCCACCGTTTGCGATAGCTGCTGAAGTTTGAGCTGTCGTAAAAGCGGTTGCGAAATCAGCCATCTTCAACATATTTTCGTAGTGTCCCGGATTCAAAAACAAGTGTGTTGCATTGTATCCGTGTTTGGACATACGTGAAATAGCTGCGGCTACGTCCGTTAATGTCATGGAATTTGTTCCAGCGGAAGATGCTGCTGTATAAGAGTTAGCTGCTTGTAGAGTAGCTAATGCTTGATTAGCGTACTGGTCCAAACGGCCATCGAATGTTGCAGCAGTTCCTAAGAACGCACCATTTTCTGCCTTTGTGAAATCAGAAAGATTAGCTTCAGTTGAAAGTGCACCAGCAGTACCAATGTCTTGGAATCCTGCTCCTGCGAGTAAGTTAACACCTGTTTGTAAGGTATCGTCTCCTACACCGAAAATAACGTTTGTAACGTGTTGCGTCATGTGTCTATCGACAGCACGGCGTGCTTCGTTCAAAGCCATTTCTACTTCGTTGAATCTTGAATCTTCAATCATTCTTCGGGTTACACCAAGTGCAATACCCCACTCTTTAACTGCTACTCTCTCGGAGCGTAGTTTTGTGTGTTGGTATTGAGGTGTGGTTCCCTCTTCTAGTTGTTCTAGCTTCATGCTAGGTTTTCCGAAAGTAATATCAATATTACCGCCTGTATCGGTAGTCATTGGGTCTGCAAAGAAAGCCATTACTGGAAGGTCTGCGACCTTGTAATCAATAATTGCATCTTTGTAGTCAATAAGGACTCTTTCACCTGTTCCGCCAGTGTTGGCGTATGAACCTGTGTTTAGGCTTGTCAATAGACCGGGAGTTGCGTCGACCATGATTTATCTCCTTAGAGGGTCTGACATTTCGTCAAACCTGCTCCTGTATTCTCCAAAGTTACACATTGTGCTTTTGGAGCTCCTGCTCCGTTAGTTGCGGTAATTAGTTGACCGGGCGTTGCTGCTCCCATCATCATAATAATACCTGCGTTAACGTTTGCACAGTTGATGTTTAATACTACACCGACTCCAGTAATTAGAGATACTAAATCTCCAGCTGCTGCGTCGACGAGTGCTATTCCTACGTATGCAAATTTTGCTGCTGCGTCACCTGTGTCTGCTAATTGCAATTTACCATTGACATCAACGGTACATGCACTTCCGGCAGTGATAGCTTCAGCTGCTTCGTATGGTAAAATACGAGCTGGAGCTCCACCGTCATTAATTAATATTTCTGTTGCCATAATTAATTACCTCTTTTGTAATAGTCTTTGTTCAATGTTATTTTTCCATCGACCATTTTCATACCGAACTCTCTTTTTGTTTCTGGTACTTCACCTTCGTCAGCTGATTTACCTTTTCCGAAAGACCTTTCGGTGTCGTTGCTTGGCTCTGGCATTGCTGCTAAAGCGTCGCTAAATCCAGTCAATCTGGATTCGTCCCATGCTGAAAGTTCATCTGCGCGTACATCTTTCTTATCTTCTTCGATTGAACCGAAAAGGATTTCTCTAGATATAATTGCTTCTACTGCTTTTAGCTTTCTTGCTGCTGCTTCTTCTTCGGCTCTCTTAGCATCTGCTTCTTTGTAGGTCTCAATTGACTTGAGTGCCTCTTCGTAGCTTGCTTTGATTTCCTTATTTGATGCAGTAACTTCTTCTAGCTGTGAGCGTAGGGAAGCGAACTCGCGTTCGACAATGCTTTCTGCGTCGGACTTTACAGTTTCTTTTGTCTCTTCTGACATATTTTCCTCTGTGTGTTCTGACTCACATCCACATGAATCTTCGTGGCCACCACAACCACAGTCGTGGTCGTCCTCAGGCTCATGCGAACCACATTTCGTTTCTATAGTACATTCTTTACAGACTGGGTCCATTTTTTCATTGTCAATGAAACTTACCTCTGTAGGACGAATGTTAGTGGCATAATTGTCACCCATGACGTCAACATCGTTTGAAAACCAATCAATACTAACATGTGTCATGTCTCCCTCCTTAACTTTTTCCATTACTTCATGACCGCGGCCATATTTGTTAGATACTGTTGCCAGCATCTTTACAGCGGTCTTTCCATTGTCCATCTCGATTAGCTCTGGATTAGCAGCCATGCCGATTAAGTCCTCGGCCGTTCTTTGATGGTCTACATAAATCGGGAGTTCTGAAAATTTGCTTAAGCTGTCTTTCAACATACCTCCTTCAATATAAACTTGTTGTTGTTTTCCGTCTTCTTCATATTCATGAAGTCCGGATGTAATAGCGATAACGGGGAATGATACTGAGTCAATTCCCTCTTCGCTGGTAATATTAATGTCTGCACCTTCAGCAACTGAGAGCGCAAACGACCTACGAACTGGTTCTGCCAGTGTGCCATTGACTGCAAATTCCCGTTCTACGCCATTTTCGCTAGCCCACATGTTACACATGCCTGCTGCGACCTCTTCGGAGTTATCAAAACCCCTTTTCTTCAGAGTAGCTTTGGTAGCTATCAAACATTTTTCGTATGTCATTTTCTATCTCCTGTTGCGTTTGCGGAGGGTTTATTACCCCTATTTTGTGCTCTAGCGGATTCTTCTTTCTTATCTTGATTCTTTCCACCAGAGATGTTCGCATTCTTATCACTCTGTTCTTTTTCGATAGGTGATGCCTTTATATCTTCAGAAGTTTCCATATCTAATTCTGCAACTCCTTCAGGGTCAAGACCTCTTTCCTCTCTAACTTCACCGGGTGACAATACTCCTTCTGATAGATAAATCATATCAGTCTTAGCTTTAGTGAATGCGTCTTCAACATTAATTTGCCTAAACTTAAACTTTGCGTCGCCCTTTTCTAATTGTGGCATAAGCTGGGAATTAAGTGCTCCCTCTACCATAGTTTGTAAATATCTTACATATGGTTCAAATATTGGACGTGCCTTTTCTGGGTCTGTCCACATAGTTCGTGGTGTTTTAAGTGCTACATGTATCTTATCTAATATATCATCAGTATATTTACCGTACTCAAATGCACGTTGTGTACCTTGTAGTTCTTTTATTTGTATATCGTTTCCGTGGATTATGTCCTCGCCGGGAGCTAAAGTGTTAAATGCATCTACAATCTCATTAATTTTATCTGGACCGTATGGCATATCAGGTAAACCTGCACTCACATCAAACCTACTAGAAGCGTATTTATTCAAAGCAGCTCCTATGTCTCTCTCAGCATAATCTTTTAAATCCACTAGATAAAGTATAGGGTGTATGTCGGATAATCCATAAGCAAAATCATCAAATTGATTGTTTCTCAGTTCGATAATTTCATTTTCCTCAAATCTTATGTTTTCGTCATCATCTCCTACTTTTTGATAGTAATATTCTATTTGTCCATGCTCATTTCTTTTTACATACATATTTTGACTAGACCTTAGTATAAGGTTATCTCCAGTCCATTCTAAATATCCTGTACCAAAAATACGGGCATTTCTTAACCAACCATATAATATATGTTCTATATTTATATCGCGGAACATTTCTTCTACTTCTTCTCTCACACTATCTTCGGCTGTAACAATATCAAAATTATCTTTGACAGCGTACAAACAAGGTAAGTCAATTAAACTTCTAACAATAGGGTCTGAAAGGTAAACATTCATATAAGTTCTATTTTTACCTACGTGTGGTTCAAAATCTTTATTTTGTCCAAAACCACCAAATCCTTTGTTTATTTTAAGTCTTTGAATTACTCCCTCACCGTAACTGCGTGGGTCATCTTTCTTATAAGACGGGTTGCTTCCAATTGATGCAAACCTGCGTCTAACTCTATCTATAAACGACATGGCTATTTATAATTAACTTCTATGAGTATATAAAGCTTTTCTTACAATCCACGCAAAGGTTGCTTATTTAGTGTAACTTTACGTCTAGTTGTTGTAAAAAGTGGGCCACCAGAATGATTTGGTCTATTTATACCTGCTGCTTTGTTAATTGGTCTAGAAACTATACTTTGTCCAAAGTTACCAGTCATAGGTAACATAGTTAGTGTAGCGTGTATTGCCATAGCAGAACTATCACAATAATCATCATGTTTACTACTAGGTGCTGAAATCTTTTCAGTTTTATTAGCTACATCCATAGTATATTCTAAATCTATATGTTCTCTAGTCCACTTGTGTATTAACTTAGCATCGTTAGCATCTAAATGTTCAGGGTTTGGTACTCTAACTCTACCTTGTTGTACATATGACACATAATCTCTATACATTTGTGTCTTAGTTCCTTTAGGTCCACCAGTAAATATAAATGCCACAAAATGAATATCTTCATTCATACAGGCTACCCTGAGGTCTTGTTCAACCGCACCACCCATACCAGTACAGTCAACAATGAGCCTATTAGCACCCAACTGAGTGGTAATGTCCATGATACGTCGACGTTGGAATGGAATATCATGTCCACCAGTTCTGGCATTGATTTCTTCAATGTAAATAAGTCTAGCAATATTTTCTTTGTCAGACTTTTCAAGGGACCATGCACTAATAACAGTAGAGTTAACAGATTTGCCAATGTCAACACCAACAATAATATTGCTTCCTCCCTGCTTTCCATCCCCATCGAGTCTAGTAATTTCGTAATCATCATAACACGCCTTAATTTTTTCTGGATTAAATACATTCGCTACAGACTCTACAAACTCACACTCGTATTCTGTCCTCCAGTAGATAGAATCTTCTCCCCATTCAGTCATCTTATCTAACATTTCTTCATCAGTGTAGGGAGCTGAGTAAGCCTCCCCCTTCTTTACGGCGTCTCTCCATGTATAATGTAACCTTTTAAAGGTTTCTGCGTAACCATCGTCATATAAATACCTATACATGTGGTTATCTTTGGATTTTGGTGTTCCAAGATTGATAAAAGGAGCTTTATTAGCAACAATAGCAGGCTCTACGTTGTCAATGAACAATTTATCGTCGATGAGTGGAGACTCATCAACAACTAGGAATGTAGGGTGTTGTCCTCTAATCGCTTGTCCCTGATTACTAGGCGCCAACGGAGCCCTACGCATTATTGTGCCCCCCTTTAGTGTTATATTGGGCTTG